TTTAAATCGTAATGGCCGAGTGCCATATAAATAGTTGTACTAATTGAAAGGAAACTGAAATGAGCAAGCAAAAATTGACCGTCCTTCAAGTCATTCCCCGTTCGGGCATTGCCCGCGCTACTCAACGTCCGTGGGAAATTTTCGCCGCGCAATGCATCCTCGAACAGGAGTCCGATGAGGGCAAGCAGTTGCTGGTTGGCACCATCAATTTACCGAAAGACCTTAAAGACACGATTCCTGGCGATTACATCGCTGAATTCGCGTTCTATCAGTCGATGGATGGGAAGCTTGAAACGCGGGTTGTCTCGTTGCTCCCCCTCAATGCGCCTAAAGCCAGACCGGCTGCTGGCGTTTCTGTCCCGGCCTAAAAACCGTCGCCGCTATTCAAGGTCATTGAGTAGCGGCACTTTCCAGCCGCAAGGGGGTATGTGATGGCAACCAGGGCGAAGCGTCAAACCGAAGTGAAGCCGTTAAACGGTGATGTGTTTCCCGCGTCCGAAGGTCCGGCGCTGCAATTTGTGGCGCTTGATGCGATTGACGTGCGTGTGCAAGCCCGCACCGAGTTTGATGAGGCCACCATTGTTGAGCTGGCGGCCGATGTGAAGGCTAACGGCATGTTGCAGCCAGTGCTGCTGCGCCCTGTCGATGATCGATTTTTGTTGATCGCTGGTGAGCGCCGTTTTCGTGCTGCTCGACTGGCGGGCCTGACTGCGGTACCCGCCCTGGTCGGTGCGGTGTCTGACGAGCAAGCCGAAGATATGCAGCTTGCTGAAAACATCCAGCGCGAGGATTTGAGCCTGCTTGACGTTGCGGCTGCTGTACGTCGGCTGTTCGATCGGTTGGGCAAGCTCGATGCCGTAGCCCATCGGGTCAATAAGTCCAAGGCGTGGGTGTCGAAGCGCCTCGCCATGACCTATCAAGAGTTTGATTGGCGCGCTAGACAGTTGCTCGCTGATGGTGTGACCGAGGATCTGGAATTGTTGCAGTGCGTGTGCAAGGTCGGTGCATTGGACCATCTTGCGTCCGCTGACCTTGATGTCGATATTCGAGCTGGTAAGGCAGGGCGCAAAGAGGCGCGTGCGCTGCTGGCGAAATTGAAAAAGGAATTTGCGGAAAGAGTGGTAGTTGCAGACGTTTCTGAGCCGACTAAAAAACGCTCCGGCAAAGCGTTGCCGACTGCACCCGTGTTTAACGCGACTCACGCTCTCTGGCACTTGGTAGGTGAGTTCCGTGGCGAGAATTGTCGCCCGGTGTTCGAGATGGTCGACGGTTTCGACGCCGAACAACAAGAAGCGATGTTGGCATCGTTGCGAGCTGATTACAACCAAGGAACCGAGGTTGCCGGCGGTAACCCATTGCATATCGTTCGTCGGCTGGGTGCGCTTAGTGCCACGCATAGTCTTGAGGAACCGTCTATAGCGGCATTTACGCTCGGCGCGTTCGGTATGCCGTTCGAGCTGGGGACGGTGTTGTCTGAACTGCAACTCGCTATCAATTTTTGTTTCGCATGCGAAACAGTGAGCGGGGATTGATCGTGTTGAATCTCTTCCGGCTCGTGGTGCTGTTGGCTTGCACAGTCTGCGCGACTTCCGCTATGGCCCAGGTTTCGCCTACCGCGCTCAATGTGATCGTCTGCGGGCCGTTGGGTACGACCGGGGAGACTTATGCCTCTGCTGCTGGTCGGGCGGTGGATTGCGGCACTGACGCAAACGGAAACCAGCTTGTGCTGCAAGTCGATCAGTTGGTTGCCGTCAACCCTGCTACGCCAGACCCCGAAGCTTTCGATTACACCCAAGCTGCCGGGTTCTGGTTCTCGGCGTTCTCGTCGGTGTTTCTCTTGTATTTCGCTTCAAAAGGAATTGGTGCGGTCGTTGAATTCGTTCGTCGGCTGTGACATGCGTACCGGGCGCTTCCCCGGAATTTTGACCTTATGGGAGGTTGTTATGTTGAAAAATCTGTTGGCTCGTGCGGGTGTTGTCGTGTTGGCCGCTGCTCCGCTGTTGTCGCATGCTCAGTCGAGTGGCACCACCACGGCTATCGACTACTCCGGCCTGACTTCGCAAGTCGATTTCACCACCACCATCGCGGCGGTGATGACGGTTGCCGGTTTGGTCACGGGCCTGTATCTGGCCATCAAGGGTGCCAAGGTCGTAATTGGTATGGTGCGCGGGGCCTAATCGTCCCGCCTACTCTGTGCAGGGGGCGGGCTTCGTGCTCGCCCTTTTTGTTTCTATCCTGATAGGGGGCTGTCATGGCCGGTGCTAATTACGGGGCTATTTTGTCGGTTGTTGGTGTTCAGGTGGGGCCGCTTGTGCTGGTGGTGCTTGCTGTGGGCGCTGTGTTGCTTGGTTTGTACGCTGCACTCTTTGGCGTTGATCGTGTGTTAGGTCTGGTTACTGGGGAGGATAAACGTTTCGAGAAGCGTTATGACCAAGAGGTCAAGCGAAGTCGTAAGGCTAAAGCCGCTGAGGCGGAGAAAAAACGTTACGACGAATATGCCCTGCGGCGTGAGCGTCGGGCTGCTAATCGGGGCTGGTGATGGATGCGAATAATGCGTGGTATTTGATGATGTTCGCGTTCGGCTTGATGTGCGCATGGGCCGTTGTTAAAGGCATGGAGAGTTGATCATGAAAACCTTTGTCACGTTCGTTCTCTCGTTGTTCGTCCTGGCCGGGTCGATGGTCGTTGATGCTGATCTCAACGTTGTTTATGCTCAATCTGTTCCGTTGGGTGTTGGCGTTGGTCCGACTCTCGGCGAGATGGTCGTTATGAAAGCGCAATCGCTTGGTTATGCGGTTGCTGACCCGCGCATCGCGGCGACTGTTGAGGCGATTAGCCAGGGTGCCGCTGCTGCTGCTGCTGGTATTGCCGGTGCTGCTGGTATTGCGTTGGGTGGCGTGACGTGGGCGGGTTTGGGTGAGGTTGTTGGTATTGCTGGTTTTCTAGTCACTCCTACGTCTCTTGGTAACGATACCGTCGCACAGTGGCAGTTCAATCCGAATGGCACCATTACGGTGTCGTCGTCTGGTAATCCGGCTGTTGCGCCTAGTTTTCCTGTGTTGACGCCCGGTCAGCCTTATTGGTCTTCTGTTGCTAATGGCTCTTGCGCTGTGGGTTACTGTGGTAGTGCGCCCGATGCTGTCCTTCAGGCTTACAACCAAGCTTTAAATGCGTTAGGTGGTAGTACTACGTTCGGGGTCGGCGCTTGTACTGTTAGTTCCAACGGTGGGTCTGCTAGCTGTTTGCAAACCATGGTTAATACTTCTACGCAAGCGAATGAGGGTTCTTCGCCGACTACTTTTTATAAGGGTTTGAGTTATTCCGGCCCGGCCTGTGATCAGGGTATGGCAACAAGCGGTAAATGCACTAGCTATGTCGCTCCGCCTGCGCAGCCCCCGGCTGCTCCTGTTACTGAGTCGCCCGCTGCGGCTGCGGCTGGTGTGTCTGCTGGTGATGCTGCTGAGCCTTTGACGCCGCAAATTATTGCTGCAGAACTTAACGCGCTTTGGTCGCAAGCTGCGGCGTTGCCCGGATTCTCTGGTTTGCCGTTTCCTGTCGGTGCGCCCGTGTCTAATGCCGACGCTACCGCTACGCAAAGCGCTGTTGGTACTTCGTGGCCTACCGTTGGCGATTTTACCGGGCCTGCTAGTGCTAATCCCGGTGCGGGTGCTTCGCCGTTTGGTTTTACTGTGGGCGGTACTGTTACGAGCACCGGCACTGTCGCTGGGAGTGGTACTGGCGCTGGGACGACTACGGTAACGCCTGCTGCGACAGCGACAGATCCGGGTAGCGGTGCCCAGGTCAACCTTGGCCCCGATCCGGGTATTGGTCTTCCTACGCTTGAGCAAACTCCGTCTGCCTCCATGATCCTCGCGCCGATTCTTGGGTTGCTGCCGGATCTGCGCACATACGGCATGCCTTCCCACACGTCTGTTTGTCCTGAACCGTCGATTACCTTGTTTGATCAGGTGATTACGGTGACAACACAATGCGATTTGGCGGAGCAATTGCGGCCAAAGATATATAGCACCTTCGTTTTGGCTTTTACGCTGGCCGCGCTGTTCATCGTACTGACGGCATAGGGAGACAAACATGTTCGGCATTCTTGTTAGTGCTTTCGATGTGGTGTTGGGTTTTGTCTTGCGCTCGGTGGTCGCCAAGCTGTTTGCTTATTTCGTTATGTATTTTGTTACGACCGAATTTATCGGTGTGCTGCAAAGCGCAGGCATTCTGCCGACAGCTTCATCGCTTGCTGGTGCCTTCGGCGGAATCGGCACCGATGTTTGGTACTTCATGGACTTGTGCGCTTGTAGCTATGGCATACCGTTGGTGCTGTCGGCCTACGCCACCCGTTTTATCATCCGCCGCATTCCTATAATCGGGTGACCCTATGGCTATCAATGCTTATTGCGGTGTGATGGGTTCCGGCAAATCGTTCGAGGTTGTGTCCGGGCCGCTGCTCGATGCGGTCGTCGCTGGCCGTCGCGTCGTCACAAATATCGACGGCGTGAATGAGGAATTGATTCACGATTACCTGCATGAGAAGCGCGGTATTCCCGGTGATCGCCTGGGCGAAATCGTGCATGTCCGCACCGATGACTTGCTGCAAGACAAATTTTTCCCGGTTGAGGTCGAAGGGGCTGGCGGTGCGACTGTTACGCCAGGGTTCGTCAAGCCGGGGGATTTGGTGGTCGTGGATGAGGCCTGGAAATTGTGGTCTACCGATAAGAAGATCAGCAAAGAGCATATGAATTTCTTTCGGATGCACCGGCATTTCGTGCATGAGGAAACCGGTGTTGCGTGTGACGTGATTCTGATGATTCAAAGCATCGGGGATCTGCATCGGTCGGTTAAGGCCGTGGTCGAATTGTCGTTCCGGATGACCAAGCTTAAAAGCGTCGGAATGTCGGGCAGCTACCGTGTCGAAATGTACGAGACGGCCAAGCAGACGGCAGGCACCAAGACCGGCACCTTCGTTAAAAGGTACAAACCGGAAATCTTTCCACTGTACAAAAGCTATGCGGGTTCGGGCGGTAACGAAAGCGTGGTTGATAAGCGGCAAAACATTTTTGCGCGTAAGTCGCTGTGGTTTATCGCGTTCGGCGTTATTGCGATGATGATTTGTGGTGGTTGGGGCATGTGGCACTTTTTCCATCCACCTATCAAAGCTAGTCGTATCCAGGTTAAGGGGGCGGGCAAAATCGCGGTTTCCAATGAGCCGGTGGCGCCAGAAATTCATGGTCCCCGTACCTCGGACGAATGGCGCATTGTGGGTAGCTATCGATCTGAGGGTATGTCGTTTGTGGTGCTGGTCGATGCAGCCAATCATTTACGGGTTGAGTCGCCTTCTGAGTTCATGGGGCGGGGCGTTTCGATGGTCGGCACGGTGGAAGGGCAAAGAGTTGCTATGTGGTCCGGTCCCAAGCCGTCTACATCGGCTGTTGCAGTTCCTGGGGCTCCTAAATGATTGCAATCGTGTTCTTGCTGTTGTTCTTCGCGGGTAAGGCGTTCGCAGTCGAATCGCTGCCGCCATTGCCGCCCGATATGCCGCTTCCGGCTGCTGTCGTGAAAGCTGTGTCATCCGCTGCTGTGCCGCTTATGGCCCTGCCTAAAAGCTCCGGCGCACGCATCGATCTACGCTTTGTGCCGGTCGCCCAGGTGGTCGATCTGATCTATGCCGATCTGCTTCAAGAGCCCTATGTGCTCGATCCTGAGGTGCTGGCCGATACGCGGCCGGTGTCGTTCCGCTTCGATAAGGCACAGGGCGACGTGCGGGATTTTCTAGGCGCATTCCTAGGCTCGCTTGGGTATGAGGTTCATCGGCGTGATGGCGTCTACTACGTCTCCAAGTCTAAGGATGCGCCTGATGAGGTCGACAAACAGACCTTTGTGTACACGCCGAAATACCGGCATGCGGATTACCTCTCTCGTCTGGTGCAGCCGCTTGTAAAGGGCCACTTTACTGAAAATAAGGCTGTGGCTGCGCCAGAGGGTGCGAAATCGGCAGACGATGTTCCGGCGACGTCAGCCGCGGGGCAACTCGATCAATCGACCGATGTCATGGTGTTCCTTGGTTCGGCTAAGGAAGTGCAAATTTTGAATCAAGTCTTGCCGCAATTGGATACGCCGGTTGGCGAGGTCGTGATTCGCGGGTGGGCTTACGAGGTTGACGATACGAAAAGCGCCAATTCTGGTTTTAGTATTGCGGCCGATTACTTTGGGGCCAAGCTGTCGGTGGGCAGTGGCTCGACGTCGACCGACAGTAATGCCTTTCAGATCAGCGCCGGCCGCTTGACTGCGGCGATATCCGCGCTCAATGCTGACTCGCGGTTTAAGGAAGTGTCATCGCCCAACGTGCGGTGTATCTCCGGCCAGGACGTGCGGCTCAATGTGGGCCAGCAGGTGCCGACCGTATCGAGCGTGAGTTACCAGGGCACCAGTGGCACCCCGGTTCAGTCGATTGATTATCAGGATGCGGGTGTGATCTTTGATGTTCAGCCGCTCGTCATGCAAGACGCTATCGAATTGAAGGTTGACGAGGAAATTTCCAGCTTTGTCAGCACCACAACCGGCGTGAGTGGGTCGCCTACGAAAAACACCAGGTCGTTAAAAACGGTCGCCAGTCTTAAGGATGGCGATGTGATTGTGCTCGGCGGCTTGATGCAGGACGACGATACGGCGGCCAATAGTCGCGAGGGCTTTTTGCCCTGGTTCCTTGCTGGTCATACCAAGTCAAAGGCGCGCACAGAGGTTGTCTTGGTGTTACAGGTCCAAAAAATCTAAGGAGGTGGTGATGGAACATATTTCTGTTCGGGGTGATCCGCGTGTCAGGCGTGATGTGCTGGTGCTTCTGTGTTTTATAGGTTTGCTAGTTGTTTCGTCATTCACATTTTTGTCGTTGGTCAAGTTGATTTCCATTGTGCCGGGTGGTGGTCCGCCGTTGTCGTCGTTTGCGTCTGTACCTGTCCGGCAGTTTTTTGGTGTTGTTATCGATATGCTGTTTGTGATCGTTGTGCTTGGCGTGTTGTTTGCATTTTTCTTGTTGTGGTTAGGCCGTCAGATCGTTAAGCGTTTGCGTCGGCTTCGTCGTCTAGCGTTGGGAGTATCCGGCTTGGATCGAAGCGTTGGAAGCTCGGACTGTCTGCGGAGTTGCGCCCTATGTCGCACGGCCAGTGCGGCCCCGCCGGATCGAGTAGCGGGTGCAACCACGGGCGGTAATCGCAGGCTAGGGCGCTTGCGGAACCGCCCCTCACTGTTGGCATGGTTTTGATGTGCGGAGCCGCGTAAGAGGCTGTGGTGAGGTCGAAGACGGGTGAGGAGGGGCAAGATCAAGCGGCCCGCCTGCCCGCAGCGGAGCGAGGACAGCCGGGGCGCGCGAAGCGCGGCCCCTAAACTTGTATCAGGGACACTTAACGTACGAGATAGCTGACAAGGGC